GTTTTAGCACAGGGGATATAGTGCCTCTTGTATTGGTAGAACTAGAAGAAAGACTAAGTAAGTTGCAGTCATGTCTAGTTAATACGGTGCACGATTCAACGGTAGTTGATGTACACCCAGAAGAAGTACCATATGTGTTATCTATAATAGACACACTTAATTGTGATCTTAATGATATTATAGAGGAAGCATACGGTGTAACCATGAACGTTCCGCTGCTTTTAGAAGCCAAGATTGGCCCGAATTGGCTTGACACAAAAGACGTTTAATGGTATAACTTAATTTCATTTTTGACAGTAAAAGGATATACAAATGTCAGACGTAGCACTTGTACCCAATGAAGGTACATCAATAGCAGAAATGATGGGGATACCACAAAATAGTAGTTCCTCATCGTCACAATCTTCTTTAGCCAATCTTAGCGTTTTAAACGATGCTATCATGGGTATAGTAGAAGTTAACGGAAAGAAAGTTAAGACAGAAATAGTACCAGGTACTTCATTTAAACTTAGACTTAGTGAAGATAATATTGTGTATAGCGACGCGGTAACAATACGTACATTTGCTGTACGCCAGCGTTGGTCTAAGTGGTTAGCCGAAGATAATAATTACATAAAAAGTGTAATGGCTACAGACCTCAAAACAGACCTTAAAGATAGTAAAGGCGGCTTTAACTGTGGTAGACCTGCAGGTTACGTTGCCGACTTCCATTCTTTATCTGCAAATATGCAACAAGCAATGCGTACATCTAGAAGAACTCAGGTTTTGCTGGGTGTGTTAAAGTTAAACAATCCTGTAGACAATGAAGGCAATGAATGCTCAGAACACATAGATGCTTGGCATCCTTTTGTTTATGAGATGCGAGCAGGTGAATCTATTAAGTCTATCAATGAAGTTAATAGTGCTCTATCTCGTAAGAATTTATTACCTATACAGAGTACTGTCACACTTACAGGTGTAGAACGTATTGGGTCTAGTGGTAAACCTTATGCAGTATTTGAAGCTGCAGAAGACAAGCCATGCGAAATACAAGAAGGTGACAATGAGACACTCAAGAATTTTATGGATTGGATAAATAAACAAAACGAGTGGGTTCTTGGTGAGTGGAGTAACGTTAATCTTTCCTCTGGTGATTTTACTATGGATGATTCAGATCTTATTAATTCTATGGTAAATGTGGAGGAGTCCGTATAATGCATCCAGTAGAGCTAAAAGTATCACTATTTTTACAGAATGCTTTAGCTGGAAGCACTACTATTACAGAAGAGGTGGCCGATAAGGTTGCCTCTGATGTAAAAGCAGCAATGTTTAAGCAGTTTTCAGGTGGCCCACGAGATAAGTTTAGATTACGCATGTCAAATATAGGTAAGCCTAAATGTCAGTTGTGGTTTCAGAAGAACGACCCTACAGCTAAAGCACCTTACCCTCCTAGCTTTTTAATTAACATGATTACAGGTGACATTATAGAAGCTGTATTTAAAGGCTTGCTTAGATCTGCTGACGTTGAGTTTAATGATAATGATAACGTTGAATTAGATTTAGGCGATCTTGGGATTATTAAAGGTGAATATGATATGATACTTAACGGTAGTGTAGACGACGTTAAGTCTGCTTCAGATGTATCATACAATGGGAGGTTTGAATCTTTTGATAAGCTAGAAAAGAGTGATGACTTTGGTTATATACCTCAACTTGTAGGGTATGCCATTGCGTCAGGAAAAGATGTAGGAGGTTTCTGGGTTGTCAATAAAAAGGACGGAGCTTTTAAATATGTATCTGTTTCATCTGCAAACAAAGAAGTAATACTACAAGACATAAAAGAGAAGGTAGCATACATAAATAACGACGAACCTTTTGAAAGATGCTTTACTTCTGTACCTGAATATTATAGAAAAAAGGCATCAGGCAATCTTAAATTAGGCAAATCATGTGGCTGGTGTAATTTTAAAACAAAGTGTTGGCCTCAACTAAATAGAATACCTTCAAGGGTATCACAAGCTAAAGATAAACCTTTAGTAGATTATATTTTAATTAATGATGGAAAGTAATAAAATGGCAGAGCAAGAAAATACAGTAACAGTAGATGATGTTATATATTCAATAGACGATATGACAGATGAACAAAAAGGTTTAATTAATTTAATACAAATAAATCGCGTCACGTCAGACACCCTTAACTCACAGGCAATCCAGATAAACCACCAGTTAGCTTGTGTGTTAAATATAGGAGAAGCTAAAAGGCAGGAGCTTAAAGCATCTTTACTTGAATCTGCAGATGACTCCGAAGAAACCACAGAGGATGAGGTAGAAGAAGACACTACCGATGAAACCTAGGTTTAATCCTAAGTGGAACACCTATAGAAGCGGTTTAGAAGACAGACTAGTAAACAGCCTATCAAAAATCCAACAAGAAGTCAGATATGAAAAGTTAAAGGTTGAATGGGAAGACCTACGTTATAGGACTTACACACCCGATTTCTTGTTGGACAATGGTATCTTGATTGAAGCTAAAGGTTTGTTTGACTCTGAGGATAGACACAAACATAAGTGTGTTAGAAGACAGCACCCTGAATTAGACATACGTTTTGTTTTTAGTAATGCCCGTACAAAATTGTATAAAGGGTCTAAAACTACTTACGCAGATTGGTGTGATAAAAATAAAGTTTTATGGTCGCATAAAGATATACCTGCAGCATGGTTAAACGAAAAAGGTACTTGTACTAAAATGCGTCTTATAAAATTAAAACACAAAAGGAAAAAAGCAATATGAAAAGTAAAGAAGAAAGTGATCATACTTATTTGTTAGCTTTTATTGCATCTAAGCATAATACATACGATGAATGGGATGAAAGATTTGAAATGAATGCAGTGGTTAGTCCTAGTAATAAAGACCCTAAAGAAACAAAGAATTACTTTATGACTATGATTCATTTATTAATGCACTGTACTCATTTGTTAAATAATGATGAAGAGTTTTTAAACTTTGTAAGAGAAGACTTAGAGATAAAAGAAAAACTAGAAAGAGGTAACAACGTGATAAGTATATTTTCTCCTAGTAAGGGTTCCGCATAATGGCTAAGTGGGGTGATACAGAGTGGAACGGAACTAAGTTTGATGAGGATGGTTACTATACAGACGCTACTAAAAAGCATGATCCTGTACAAAAACCTGCACATTATAACCAGAACGGTACGATGGAATGCATAGAAGCTATTGAAGCATTAATAACTACTATGGATCAAAAGTATGCGTATCATGCAGGGGCTATACTTAAATACCTGTGGCGGTTCGAATATAAGAATGGCTTAGAGGATTTAGAAAAAGCAGAATGGTATCTGCAAAGACTAATAAAAAAGTATAAAGAGGTACATAAATGAAGACATTTAGTGTCACCTTAGTAGTAGAGGTAGACGAGCCTAACAATCTTTTAAGTGCAGCAGAAGACCTTCATACAGAAGATATATATGATATGCTTCATAATATGATACACGATATTGATGATGTAAATATAAACAAAGTATTAGTTAGGCATAGATTATGAACTGTTGGCACTGTAGAACACAACTAATATGGGGTGGTGATCACGACATTGGGCATGAAGATGAAACATGGTCTATGGTAACTAACCTAAGCTGTCCGAAATGTAATTGCCACGTAGACGTATACTATCCGAAAGAAGGTAACGATGAGTGAGTTGGAAATAAGAATAACCCCTGAAGAACAGATGCTCAAAGAGTTTATCCATACGTTTAAAGGATCTTTAGACTTAAGACTATGGATGACTTTAATAGAAGAAGAGTTAGTTGAACTGCGAGCTGAAGATTATGGTACAGTAGCACACCTGAAAGAGCTGTGTGACGTTATGTATGTATACAATGGTATGATGTTAACTATACCTAAGTTTGCAGGTGATCTTATATCTGAAGAAGAGTTAGCTAACATAAATAAAACAAATGACAAAGCTAAAGAAATTATAACTAGGTACTTTGGTTTGTATACTGCTGAGGTAGTAGGTGAAGCTTTTACTAGAGTACACAAAAGTAATATGAGTAAGTTAGGGCGTGATGGTAAGCCTATATTTAGAGAAGATGGTAAGGTTCTTAAA